AGCGTCATTTTCACGCCTTGCGTAGTTTGTTCGCTGATTCCTTTATCATTATAAAGATAGTATTCTTCAATACCAATAACCACTTCAACGCCTTTATCATTACGTTGTTTGGTTACATTTTTAATCTTTCTGATTTTTCTTGGATCAACTTTTCTTAATTCGACAATACCATTTTTAATATTATTTGGATCAATTAATACTTGATAATAAACTCTTCCGTCAATATACCACTGACGGAAGATGTCTGGGCCAAACTCTTCAAAGTCGAATAGACGTAATACTTCGCCAAATTCATCTTCTATTTTTGCTTTAATTGAATCAGATGCTCTTAAATCATCAAGTTTAATTTCGATTGATTTATCATCATCCGTTACAATTGCTTCGTTGACAATGTCGGTAATAGCAGCATCGCAATCTGAGTATTGTGCAATTTCTCTGTATCGACGAATTAGGTCATTCTCGTTCTTAATGATACTATCCATATCAAGAACAAGACCATAGTAATTAGCCGCACCTGGTGCCGAAGTAATTACCGTAGAGCCATCTTCCGTGCTAGGTGGTACTACACTTAGCGGATTTTGTTTTTCTACTTTTTTAGATTTACCTAATGTCAAACCAAATAATTGCATAATTTATCTCAAATAATTAGAAACCGAATGTGCCGCCAGCAGTTACGCCAATTCCGCCAACGCTGGCACCAAATGCCACGCTACCAGTTGACAAGTCAGTGCCGATATTTATTGCTCCTTGAATACCAACCGAATCTAGGTCAGTTGCAGCGCCGCCAATACCCGCGCTAGTCATGAAATAGTCGTAAGTAAATTCAACATCAAATGTTTCAATTTGATTTGCCGCGTCATAATCCAATTGAATTGCACCAACAACAGTTGGGAATACATTTACAAATTGGTAAGTTTTAATAGCTGCGCCATTTCTGTCTAATTGATAGACTGTCATCTGTACTTGATATGAACGCGGATTAGTGGCACCCGAAGTATTGGTGTAAGACTGAATACCTGCTTGCCATTGTTCAAACGCGCTTCTGATATGGAAATTAGTATCATTATAGAAAGTCAATGTCCAAGGTTGGAATGAACGTTCGCCAGCAACGTGCAATTCTCTACCGCGATATTGCACTGGGATATCAGAAATGAATGATCCAGGCAATGAAGATGATTTGCATAAAAACTGAGCATCATCGCCTGCCGGCATAGCCAGTGGCACCCATTGTGGGAAGTTCAGCATTACTCTGAACTGATTCGCTCTAGCACCACCGCCAGATAAGCGATTTTTAAAATCGGTAATTGAAGCCATTTATTTGTTACTCCTTTAATATTCTTTATTATTTATCGTTTGAAAATGGGGAGATATTTCACTCCCCAATATCAATTAAGCACCAGTTGTAGTAAATGCAACGCCTTGTTTAGACGCAATAAAGTTTAGTGTTATATAGTTAATGCTATAATTCGGTTGGATAAAAATATCACCAACAAATTGATTAGTATTAACAATTTCTGCAGTGTTGTTAGTAGAATCACAAACAACTTTAAATGCAGTAATACCTCTACGACCTTGTACATCTCTCAAGAATGGTTCAACCAAACTTCTAAATTGTGCTTGTGTGAATGAATCATTGAATTCAAACAATTGATATCTTGATGCTTTTGCAATCGCTTTTTCTAATACAATAAACAATCTACGAACATTGATACGGTCGAATGCAGACGGTTTTGACAATAAAGTTTTATCGCCATACAATACAGTGCCTTGACCTGGGAATGTTACAACTGGATTTACGCCATTTGAATACAATGCATCACGATCTGCTTTATTTGGGTTGTATGCTAATTTAACAACATTTTTGATTTGTCCGCGGTTTAAACCAGCAGGTGACCACCATGCATCATTAGTTGCATCGGTACGGGCACATAAGCCAGCAATATCACCGTTTAATGGAATCCAACGATATTTGTCGTTATAACGGTCATATTGGTATTTGTAACCAGAATCCAAGAAACCATAAGAGGTGCTTGGTAATCCATTTCTGTATGCATTTACATCCGATGCTTTACCTGTACCAATAATTGGTTCGCCCGATGTAATATCTTCCGGCGAAATGAATGCAATTACATCGGTGCGCATTTCAATAACATCAGCAATAATGCTTGAAGCTAATGAAGCAGATGCTTTACCAATTGGTAATAAACCAATATCGTACAAAGTATCATCAGCATACAATACCCATGCGTCTAGTAATTCACCATCGGTTGCAGTATAATCATCAACGCCGCCAGATAATGAACGAGTAACAGCCGCTGTTAATTCTTTGAATAATACATTATGTGCAGCAGTACCCCAAGCGTCACCGCCAACGGTCAATGCAGTTGGGTGATCAGTCCACCAAATGTATTTAGAACGCGAGTTGATTACATTGATATAATAACTGCTTGTACCATCGAACGATTTAGCGTCATTTGCTTTAGATACAAATGCAAATTTTTCAAGGATAGCGCCTTGTGTGCCAGTCCACAAACCATCTTCATCGATTACGATAATGTGCAATTCGTCAAGTTGACCATTTTGATTTGCAACGTATTCAGATGTACTTGGCGCTGAAGAGAATTCTGCTTTATAATCCCATGTAGAATAAGTAGCACCGTCAGCCATTGAAACTTTTAACGAGTTACCCAATGCACCTGGATATTTCGCGGCAAATTCACCAACATCCGCGCCGCCATTGGCATAGTTAGTTTCATAATCATCAGTATTTTTGATTTTAATTGCAGTGCCAGATGATACCGCATTTTTCAAACCCGCAACATCAGCGCGAGTCACCAATAAATTGGTAGCATACGCCAAGAAGTTTGCAGCGGTAAAAAATGATTGAAAATTGTCTTGCTTAGGTTTACCAAATTGTTTAACCAATTCATTTTCGTTAGAAACTAAAGTTGGTTCTAAAACTGGACCCCATTGAAACGTACCTGCAAATGCACCATTAGATGCTGATACTGCTGGTACAACTGATGTTAAATCAGATTCTTTAACTTGTACACCTGGCGATAATTGAACTGCCATATTAATTTACTCCTAGTTAATGATATTCATGTTCACTTGGACATTTATTATCCAATTATAGTATTTATTATTTTTTGTTTTTCAGAAATTCATCATCATAACTGGACCAGTCTGTTCATATTGACCGTCATTATAAAAACCAAAAGGCGTTAAATCTTCTTCGATCGATTTCATCTGATTTTCATACATAATCTTTCTGAGATTGACATTATTCATTTCTTTGAAATATTGCTGAGTAGTCAACCAAGCAAATATAACCAAACCCATTACTAAATCATCATGATAGCCATCATCTGCTTCAAACGAATCTTTCTTTTCAATAAAAGTTGATAATTCAGCAATGGTATCTGAATCCTGTATTAATAATTTATTCTCACAAATCAATGATTTTAAATTTGAACAACCAATCCGTTTTACTTTCTTGTCAGTATTAACGCCAAGTTGCGGTTTAGTGCCAAATCCGCCACCGACAATTTGACCTTTATTTAATCCTTTCTGAGTTTTATTGACTAGCAACATATTCTCATATTCAAATTCATAATGAAGAATATGACTAACTTGTTCTGACACATTAATCTCGATTAATACATGAGCGTCATTGTAATCTTTGGCAATCTTATAGATAACGCTCGGAAATAATAATGGCGCGATTTTATTATTTCTATATTTAGCGACTTGTTTATAAGGTAATTCCGTAACATCAATCACTTGTATAGTGGAATAATCACCGCCAACACCTTTTGCTACATCGACGGTTAGACAATAATTTCTGGTTTTATCTGGTCTTTCAAATATGTCTAAACCGTCTGGATTTATGATGATTGGATTATTTGATGATAGCTTTGCTAGTTTGTCACCTGGAATTAACGTATAACTACTGCCGATGAACGAACATAACACTTCCTGTGAAAATTTAACGTCCCCTAACAATTCCCTTTGTTTTTCTGCCCATTCTTCATCTCTATCGGGGTGTTCCCAATATTCTGCTCTTATGGGTTTAAATCCATTAATTCCTTTTTCTGCTTCGCTCCAAAACGTATGAAAATGGTTATAACCAATCGGCGTTGAAGTTAATATAACCTTCGTTGTTTTACCCGCAGAAATAACGGGGTACGTGGCAGTAAAAAAATCTTCAGCGACTGTATTAGGAATTGCAGCGGTTTCATCGACGTACAAAAGATTAACAGATTTTCCTCGGATACCGCTTCCGGTGGTTGCAGCAGTGAATACCTTAGAACCATTTTCTAATTCTACGTCGCCTTTATTCCAAGTTTTAACGCCTTGTTGTAACCATAATGGTAAATTCTCGTACATGTATTGGTAACGCGATAACACTTCTCTCGCCGCAGACGATTTATTAGCAAGTATAGCAACAGTTTTATTTGAATAAAATAATGAATACCATAATATAAATGCTGCAGAACTAACCGTTTTGCCCATTTGTCTCCCAATTAGGGCAATTATACGACTTTCCTCTTTATATGCCGTTATTAATTTCTTTTGATAATCGTGCAATTTAAAAGGAACTAAACCATAGTCCAACGATATCACTTTTCCATAATTTTCTATAAAATAAATTGGGCATTGTTTACATTTAATATATTCCGTTACGTTATCTTGGGTAAATGGTATTATTTGCCCGACAGATTTCAATAAAGGATTATTATTATAAAAAGAAGACATTTTATTTCATTCTTGCTCGTTCGCGATCAATGTTAGCATTCAGTCTATCGATCGCTTTATGCGCACCTTCGATTCGTTTTCTGGCAAGATCGTGCTGACCTTTCTCAATTGCTTTTTTACGCGATTCTGAATTCTTATCTAGGTATTCATTGGCTTTGCTGATAGTGCCTAACACTTCAACCATCATTTCTTTATATTTTTTCATACAAAAACTTTACTTTCCTTTGTAACTAAGGTATGCTAACTGTGTTAGCGGTTGATGTAACTCTTATTAATTAATTGTTGTTGTAACGTTACCTGTTGATGGGTCACCTACAGTAGTAATGTTCTCTATACCTGGTACATTTGCACTGACCGTAGTGATTATTCCTTGTGTGGTAATTGGTCCATATACATTGGCTTTAATTGTAAAGTTAAATGTATGAGTGACAAATCTACGAGTAGTAAAATCGCCCTCATATTCATCTTCTACTGATACGCCGTTAAGAATAATTGGCACATTATCAATAATATTCAATTCTGGTACTGAATTAATGGATAATGTATAGTCAGGTGTGAAGATGGGTAGAATTTGCTCAACCGCGCACAATGCATCCTCTGTTGTTTTAGTCAACAAATATAAAGCAATCTCAATATTATAAGGAACTGGTGTACGCATCGATGATGACGCGTTTGAGCCATCATTGCAGGTGATCTGTTTCATTCTACCCAGTTTACGGGCAGAATCATAAGTATACCCGAGAATCTCAAATGCCAATCTCGGTAATGTCGTGTAGGTATTATTTTCTAATGTTGGATCTGAATCTACTCTAACAATCCATTTCTCTTTTGGTCCCCATGCAATAGGCACTTCAACGGTTTGTAGAAGATTTCCTTCTTGATCTCTTCTTTCAATTTTTAAATCTGAAAATAGACGGCCAAACGCGATAATTATCTTTTTAAAATTACCGTGATAATAGGTTGGGTAATTAAGCATTATAATTCACCAAATGGGTTAGATGTATTGAATATAACATTTGATGCTTTTTCTTTGAAACTCCAATTATCGCCATATGAAGTTGAACTATCCAGCTTAGAAATGATAAATTCAATACTATCCGCAGATGTTCCGGTGTAATCGCGGTCAACAATGACAGTAAAATCATCAATGATTTCTATAATTCTATAGGCAATATTATTAACAACAATGGATTCTCCAACTACTACATCAAATCCAAAATTGGTCATATTACCTGTTATCGCATTTGATCCATTTACTACATTGATTGTTCCGACAATATCTTTTTCGATTATGTCAGTGTCGTAGGATTTTAACGATTCAAATATATCCAATTCGGGTATGCCTGTTTCAATTTTTTCAGAAGCATATTGAAACAATTCCACTTGCAATTTGTACACATATAGTTTACCTAATTGAAAAAAAGGATCTTGGTGCTGTACAAATTTAATTTCAAATAAACCTTTGGTTAATGGGAAATAGATTAGATCGCCTTCATTAGGTCTTTCGGGTAATTGTGTTGCGCCTGTTCTACCGACAAATTGTTTCCATTTTCTTCTGGGTACAATTAAAGTTGCCGACTGTTCCACCATTAAACCAAATTTCTGTGTAAAATATCCTTGGCCGCCAAATGCGTCGATATTCTCGAAATACATCACTAATTGATATGCCGAACCGAATTTTGATAATCGGTCTTCGCCGAGCACTTCATCTTTAGCGATTAGCGTGCGCGGGATATAATACATTTTATGACCATAGATGT